ATTATCTTTCGGGCAATAATCGTGGCGAAATTGGGTTAAGCAGGAACTGCCTCTGCATTCAATCGATCCCAATGACGGTGAAGTGCAATGGCAGCCAAAAAATCCTGTGATACCTGTCCATCCAGCACTTTACATGCGTCTGCTAACAACACGCCAGGGGTTGGCACGTTGATGAGTTCGCGGTTTTTTTCGATGTTAAATCCTAGGGTAACCAGTAACTGGTGGCCCTCATTCAATGCGCAGATGGTTTTACAATGTTTATAAGCTTCAAGTACAAAGTGGACAGCTTCTCCTAACCTGCACAAAGCTAAGGTGCTCTCTGCTCCACCTGGAATTAAAACAGCATCGAACATAACAGAAGGCATCGTGGCAAAAGTATGATCTACAGAAAGCTGTTTTCCTCCTAACGTCACGACATTTCCCAGTTGTGCTGCCACAAGTTTGCAAATAGCGCCTGCTGCGTTCATATCAAGAATAAGACGACGTAGTGCTGGGGCATCAACTCCATCGGCGACCAGCACTGCAATTTTTCGAGTTTTCACTGTGCTGCCCAACCGACCAGCCATGCTTAATGCAGAATCCTCATTAACCTTGCTTGCCATACGGTAATCTCGAAATCCAAGCCGACCGGCAGCGGCCTTGGAATCTGGCATTTTAATGCCAAGGGTTGTAGCGATTCGTATTGCTAGTTTAAGATCAACATGCGCCAGGTTGTCAACAACCCGTTGGCGAATCGCAGGCACGTTCACCTGGGACAACTCGAACCTGAATGCCGAAACGATATGGTCTTTTTCACTCGAGCTCTGGCTGTTCCAGAATAAATTAGCTTGGGAAAAGTGATCGTTGAATGAAGGCAGGCGCCGCCTTGATTTGGAAGCATCGACTGGATTAGGAGGAGATTGAAAACCTTCTGCAACGCCATCCAAACGAAGTTCTACACCACTGCCTAAAGTATTAGGCTCGTAAGCAACTCTACCTTTGTTTATGCTGTGTCGGTGCAAACCACCACGCTGAAAATTGTGAATCGGACAAACGCTTAGATTAATTGGAATTTCGTGGTAGTTTGATCCACCCAACCGAGTTAATTGTGAGTCGGTATATGAGAATAGACGTCCTTGCAGCAAAGGGTCATTTGAAAAATCGATTCCAGGAACCAGATTGCCTGGATGAAACGCGACTTGTTCAGTTTCTGAGAAGTAATTTTCAACATTACGATTCAAAACCATCTTGCCAATAATCTGCACAGGAATTTGTGATTCTGGAATGAGCTTGGTTGGATCAAGAATATCGAATCCCAGTTCATCTTCACGGCCTGCGTCGACAATTTGAACACCTAGCTCCCATTCAGGATAATGACCAGCTTCGATTGCTTCCCACAAATCTCGACGCAGAAAGTCAGGATCTTTGCCTGCAATTTTTTGCGCCTCGTCCCACACTAATGCATGTACGCCAAGTTTGGGTTTCCAATGAAATTTGACAAAAAAATTATTACCACGCGCATTGATAAACTGAAAGGCATGTACACCAAATCCTTCCATCATTCGAAAACTGCGTGGTATTCCTCGATCAGACATTGTCCACATTAGCATATGCGTTACTTCAGGAACTAATGAGGCAAAATCCCAAAAGGTGTCGTGCGCACTACTGGCTTGTGGCATTTCATGGTTTGGCTCTGGCTTAAGCGCATGAATCAAATCTGGAAACTTAATAGCATCCTGAATATAAAAAACTGGCATGTTATTTCCTACCAAATCGTAATTGCCCTCCGTTGTGTAAAATTTCACAGCAAATCCTCGAACATCCCTAACCGTATCGGCTGATCCTTGTGAGCCAATACTTCCTGAGAATCTCACGAAAACAGGCGTCTCTATTTCAGGATCTTGTAGAAAAGCTGCGCTGGTGTACTGAATCATAGACTTATTTGGTTTGAAATATCCATGAGCACCACACCCACGTGCATTTACCACGCGTTCAGGTATACGTTCATGACCAAAATGCGATATTTTTTCTCGAAGAATGAAGTCTTCCAAAAGAGTAGGGCCGTTGTCACCTGCTTTGAGTGAGTTATGGTTATCTGAAAGCTGAACCCCTTGGTTGCTAGTTAATTCTGTACTGTTTGCAATCGCATATGCTTCCAGTTGACTGATTTTTACCTGGCTATTTTTTGCTGTAGAACTTGTGTTGCGCGAGTTGACACCATTACGCTTTGAAAGCAATGACATGAAATTCCCTTGGTGAGATCCGTTTTCAAAAGCTTCAACCATTAAGAAATTACAGCTTACGTGCGCATCAACTTGTTATGCGTAAGAAAAATTCCATCTCTAGACAAAGACGCACAACTTGTTTTGTCTAGTCAAACCCTGACAAAGTCATCAACAACAAAACACGAAATGTAATCTACAAAATTCGCAGTTTAAAAAGTCATTTAAAAATGAAAACAACAACCATTAACTTAACATAATATACATCGTGGAAGATCAAGGCTTACTAAGCCAAAGGTCAGAAGCATCACCCCGCCGATGACGGTATTTAGGGCCGCGCCAGTCTGACGCCACGACTTTCCCAAGACGCTTTTAAGCTGCTCGCCGCGCGTTGTTCCGGCTGTTTCCTCCAGCGTAGCGCGTACTAATTCCTGCATGCTGAGTTCCGTAAAGAATTTCCATCCCTTGCTGCTCGTTTTGATTCTCTGCGCGTTGATGCGGTGCTGAGGGGCCCCGCTTGCGGGGATACAGCCTCCGCCGCAGGCGCGCAGCTTTCTGTCTACCCCCATGGTAATCACGGGGATAACCAAACTACCGCTACCGATAAGGCAGTTCTGTGACCCGTCTTTCAAACTTCTCTTTGGTTTTGGATGACTCAGAAGTCAAGATGCGCTTGATGGCTGAACGAACAGTTACTCAGTCCGCTGTCCATGTCGATTAGGTGCGTTTCACCGCCCTGCTTCGCAACCAGCCCACGATTGCCGTTGAGCGTTTGTTTCCGAACGTGGACTACACGAACCCAGATTACCGGGCTTACGAATTCCAGAAGGTGCTTGACGCCCTGCCAGACCCCGATTTCTCACCCGCTGCCCTGGAACTGGAACTGGAACTGGAACTGGCAGAGCCTACCTGTGAAGCCTTGGGCGCTGACTTCTCGGTCAACCCGGTCATCGGCAAAGGTCACGATTTCTACAAATGCCGCTGGATTATGCAGCGCAATGAAACGGAATGCGGCAAGAGGCACAAGGCAAAACCCTGCACGTCAATATATTCGGTGCTGCCTGTACTTTTGCGACAACTGGATGGAATCAGCGAGTAGTCAAACTTGTAGATGACATTCAAGCTACTTTGACGCGTGCTGATCTTGCCCTTGATTTCTTCAATGGCTACCCCGGTGGAATCATGTCCATTTTTGAGGGTAACCGTGCTGGTGCCTGTGATGTGCAGGGTCGTCGGCTGAAGTCCTCATGTTTGGGAGATTGGGCAAATGGAAATTCGCGCTCGTTCTACTTCGGGTCCCGTGAGTCGGGGAAGATCATGAATTGTTATGAAAAAGGCGATCAGCTTTTTGGCCCTGGCGTTACTGCTTGGCTTCGCGCTGAACTACGTTATGGGAACAAGCTCAGGGTTTTACCTTCTGACCTCCTGCGTAGGCCTGCTGATTTCTTTGCTGGCGCTTCTGAATGGCATTCGTCGGCTTTAGCCCTGGCCGACCGGGACGTAACGCCTGAAAAGGTGCCGACCATTTCCCGCTTGGCCCTGGACACGGTAGAGGCCGAAACTTTCAAAAACCTCAAGTGGGCCATGTCCACAGTTGCGCCCACGATTGCCGCGCTGTTTACCCACCTGGGCGACGACTTCCTGGAATTCGTCACGAACAAGAAATTGCCCGGACGCCTTCAAAAGTTCGCACTTTCCGAACTGTCACGCGCTTTTACCTCGGCCATGGGCCGTTTCACATCACAGCCTGAATGCTCCCCGGCATTCGCTCCAGCTTAAGCAGGGGCGGAAAAAATCATGAAAATGCAATCGCAAGTGGTCTGCCACGCCATCAAGGAATCCAAAGGCACGTTTGAAGGCAAACCCTTCTCGTCCACAACGTTTCACCTGTCGGTCGATATGGCCGAAAACGGCTCGGGTCGCTCCATCGGCTCCATTACCCGCCCTTTTAAATTGGGTGATGCCAGCGAGTTTGAAAAATGGGCGCACTTGTCGCAATCGTGGCCTGCTACCGGCCTGCCCTGCATGGGCACGTTTGACGTGGTCGCTGGTGCGGACAACTCCAGCAAGTTGACTCTTTTGGCCCTGGTGCCTGAAGCGCAAGCACAACGCAAAGCCGCTTAAACATGGCCCGGTTCCTCATTCAGTCCAATGCTACGGGCCGGTTCCTCTGTCCTGCCCTGGACGGTGGCGAACCTGTGTGGGTGTCCTCATTGCGTGAAGCTGGCGGGGGTGTCATCACTGACATTGAAGCCGTTCACCAACTCGTCGAGGACAACTGCGAGTGTGATGACTTCCCGGTTTTGATTGACCTTGATCGCCTGGGTACAGAAAACGATTACCCGGTGAAACCCTTGTGATGAACCAAATCGAAATGCTGATTTTGGGCCTGGTTGCCATGTTGCCCTTGTCCTCGGCTGCGGTTCGCTGCTGCC